TTTCTCCTTATGTAAAACGATAGATTCTCCTTATTCTTTAGGAGTCTGGTTACTTGTTAAATATAAACAGTATGACCAGTTAATCGAACAATCGATTACTCCTGAGAATTACTTGCAACATGATACTTTTGTGTTCAGCATGGACTATATGTTAAGTGTGTTGTTAACGAAATATTCGTTCAACAATCATCTTTTGCATAAGCTCAATACTAAGCAAAAAGCTATCGAGTCTTTCATTGAGAACGAAAGACTAAGCAGAAATACTCTTAGAAGGTTGAAAACCTTTGAAAGTCTTTCCCTATCAAGGGAAGTTGAGTCTATTCTTTTTTTAGCTCAACGAAAAGTAGGCAATCTAATAGGTTATCTTCCTGAACATCATGTATTTTCTGATCTTGCAAGTTGGGGCCCTGGTGTTACTAAAAGCATCAAGGGTAACAATAATACTCACCTCGGTAAATTAACCGAGTTTCCTGTTCGAATCTCTGAGTCTGCATGGCAGTTTCATAGCAACATGGTCTCACACGAGATCATATACTTGAATACTGTTATGAATTTGGATACTTCAGGTCCTTGCTGTCCCTTAAAGGAGAATTATATCTTCGATGAGGTTGCAAGTCTTGTTTTTGTTCCAAAAAATGCAAAAACGGATCGTTGTATCACGGTTGAGCCCACTGGCAATGTATATTGTCAAATGGCCATCGGACGGTATTTACGATCAAGACTCATGTATGTTGGTGTTGATCTGACAGATCAGACGAGAAATCAAGAGTTGGCTAGGGATGCAATTAATAAGCATCTTGCAACCATCGATCTTAGCTCCGCTAGTGATTCAATCACTTACGGCCTCATTGATAGGTTATTTCCTGTACAATGGGCTGATCTGTTATATGATCTTGCACTTCATTCCTTTGAGATTGAGGATCATGTTTACCCGTCAGCCCGTTGGGCTGGCATGGGTAATGCTACAGTGTTTCCAGTAGAGACATTAATCTTCTGGGCGCTAACCTCATCCTGTTGCGAAATTTCTCACATCAGTGACAAGGATATTTCAGTTTACGGGGACGATATTATATGCCCTCGTGAAGTTGTACCCTTACTTAAAAGAGTGATGGAGTTTTGTGGTTTTCGCCTCAACGAGAAGAAAACTCACACGGATGGACTATTTTTCGAGAGTTGCGGTAAACACTATTTTAATGGTGTTGACGTAACGCCGATCTATATTCGGTCTTCCTTGAATCATCCGCTTCATTTTGTGCACCTTTATAATTCTATCTATCGTTGGGGCAACAATGTCGGTTCTGTCGTCTTTGACAAAACCCTTAAATACATTAGGAGCCTCTTCGATGAAAGAATTAATAAAGATTTTAATCAACCGGAAGACATTGAAAGTGACTTTGCCTTTATCGAGAGCGAGGATTATCCTTTTAGGGCTGCTGCTCTCAGCATACAGCCCCGAAAAGAACATATTCTCATCTCTGATTCAGAAGCTTATCACTTTTATCTTTGGTTTTTTAGAATAAACCAATCCTTTCCTGACGACCATGTTATCCGTTTCGATCTAACGAATCTTTCGGAAGTCGAATTTCCAATCTCCCTTGTTAAAAATAACAAAGATGATATGGATTATTTTGACGGTCATAAGATGATTATAAGGCCTTTCAAGCCTACTTTTCTAGTGAAAAGAATCATTTATGAAAACATTTTTGGTGTTTGGACAGTGAGAAAAAGAAAGGAGTAAAATTTGTATGGTATTAAAGATAATACCATAATGGGTGGATTTTATCCATTAAATCGTTATTTTGCGCAAGCAAGGTAACACCCAAAAAAAAAAAATGTTTTCATAAATGATTCTTTTCACTAGAAAAGTAGGCTTGAAAGGCC